ATCTAAACCTTTGCGTACCTTTTTAGCCTATAACTCGTGTTCGGGACTACTGACAATCACGCTAGTGCAGTTTTTTAACCCCACCCCCTGCTAGGACAGATCAATTGTTACGCTTATATCCCCAGCAATTTGCACTTGCGAACGATCTATCGGCTTGAACCCAGCCCGATCTAACAGATCCTTAGATGCTTCCAGCTGCACATACTCGCTCTTAGCTCCACTGGAAAGCTCCGCTACCCTGCCTAATGCCCTGACAGCGTGAATCCCAAATGCATCTGCTGTTGCTTGCATGAGATACTGTTGCACATGCGGAGTTTTCATAGCTTTGTATGCTGAGGCTCGTCCGCTGTTCCCCGCTGCGTACCCAGCCTCTTGTGCAGCTTTTGCTACATTGCCGCCGTTTGCTACAAACGCATCCACTAGCGCTCGTTGTCTGTCTGTTAGATCACGCTTTGCAATACTACTCATATCTTCCTCTTAATTGCTTGCACAGTCTGCGTTTTGTTTCCTATCATCAACCCCCCTCTCCCTCTCTCCCCCCATTCATAGCATCGTCTGTAATACCCTTGTCAACGCACAAAACGCATTCGTGCAGTCTGTCACGCTACAAGTGCTGCATACTACAAAGGTGATTCAGAACCACAAGTTTCAGCTCTGCCTCGTTTCGGTCTACTGTCTCAGTCATTACGCTCGTCGGCCCCATGTTACAGCTGCGGCCACCTCGCACGTCTTTGTTCATTGCATCGGGCCAAAGACCATTCGCAAGCAGTTTCCTCTTGCTGTTCATAGCTGTGTGATTGTGGCTGCTGGCAGTGTGTAGTTCGACTTTCTCCTTGTGGGGAAACAACTTGCGAATAGCAACCTGATCTGGGGATCAGGCTTTGGCACCGTGCATGAAGTCGTCGTTGCGAGGGTGGTCCTCGCACGTAACAAGGAGCCTAGAGCTATGACTAAGAAAGTACCTACACTCGTTGAACTAAAACTTGCAGTTCTAAATCATTTTCAATCTACACAAGACGTTGTGCCTAACGAGCAATTCATCGCAGGTATTGCACGTGACGAATGTTACACATCGCACAACTCGCTGAACTACAAGAAGAAGCAAATGGCAGACAAGTTAGCTGACTATGAGACAGCGGTCGAAGAAGGCAAGGACATCCGAGCCGATGCGATCGCGCGATTGCTCGACAACATGGAAGTCGAACTAACGTTGTTAGACGAACGTCATCAAGCAGATCTATCGGTGTACGAGCAGGTCACTGGCACACATTGGGAACCGATGGCTAAGAAACGCGCACCAGCGAAGCTATCAGATGATCGCATGAAAGCACTCAGAGCAAAGGTGGCGTAAGCCACCCCCGCAAGGGGCAGCACCGTCTGCCTCTTACTTCACCCTCTCGCGCAGCGGGGATCACGATTCGCGTAGGCTTGTGCGCTGCGGATCTACCCCACAATCAAGGAATAAACGAATGCATTTTGCTGACAATCAACTAATCACAGCCATCCGCTCAATCATTGTTGAAGAAGTGGACAACCGTATCAAAGCAATCGATGAAGATGAATTTAATGTATGGGATCACAGATCTGACATTGAAGACATCATCAATGACTACATCAACTCAAACGTAACCATAACTATAGAGGCATAACAATGGACGTAAGATTACACGAAGTACAATCAGTCTGGGAAGAAATAGATTACCACGGTGAAAGCCATACGTTTGTTACTCGCAAGCTAAGAATCATAGACAAAGATGGTAAAGAATATTCCCTGACTTTGTTTAGCGATACCGTTGATAACTTAATGACAACCAAGACAAGGATAGAACGCCATGCTTAAACCTATTGGATTGTTTCACACACCCAAAGATTGGGATGAACTAATGGCATGGATTCATGCACACAATGATGAAGACAAAGCGCACCTAACTACGGCTGCTGCTATGGCTTGGAACTTAGCTGCAAAGGAGACTAAGAATGAAGACACCTAGTTTTACACGCCGTGATTTTGTATTCATTGCAGATCACATTGCACCAATGATGCATTGGCCTACGCATATCAATGAGCTTGCGGATAAACTGCAAGCTACGAATCCTAGATTCAATCGTGAAAGATTTATTGAACGGGCAACCAAAGCATGGGAAGCTAACTATCAGGCACACTTGGGAGACATCGATGATGAGATACCTAACTGAAATTATCCATTGCCCAGAATGCCTGGGCGATGGCACTCTAACATTCGAGAGACCTGAACCTTGGGTCAATCGTGATCTACCTCCAAGCCTTGAGGAGTACAAAGACACATGCTGGAACTGCGGTGGCAGCGGTGAAGTTGAGGCTATGGAGTTTGATGAACCAGATCTATCGGAGGCAATCTAATGGGATACACACATCAAGGAATCGGCTATCAATCTACTGACACCAGTAAGTTTGCAGCCAAGTCAAACACTGAACTAAAGATCTCAATACGCGATCAAGTCTTGCAACTACTAACCAACAGTGGTGTTGCTATGTCAGCCGAAGCTGTGTCCGAAGCATTAGGCCGACCACAAGTATCAGTGCAGCCGCGATTAACTGAATTGAAAAACGCTGGCTTGATCGAAGACAGTGGCAATCGTCGCCAAACTAAGTGGGGTAAACCCTCAATCATGTGGCAAATTAAGACTGACGGTTGACATAAAAGCTGCGTATGTGCATATGCTGCGGCATGATACAGAGTTATTGGGATCAGATTCTAGAGAAGCATCGCTATGTTGATCTACCTTTGCACAAGGTATTTATCTTGGCAAAGATACCAACATCTACTTACTATCGCACGGTCAATGGCAAGACAGAATTGACTTTAGAAACTGCGAAGAAAGTATATCAAACACTAGATAGATTATCTAAGCGATGGCCTACTGGTCTGGTCGAACCAAAGAAAATCAATGCCGCAGTTCCAAAACTACACAAAAGCAACCGAGGTAACTGATACCTACGTCGAGTTGATCGATGCTTTAGTTGCAAGAAGGCATGAGCTTGGTCTATCGCAAGAGAGATTGGCTTTGGAAATAGGCTGTACCATTTCATTAATTCACAAATGGGAACAGTATAAACGTGTGCCATCTGGCTTCATGTTGACATGCTGGCTGGATGCACTTGGCGTTAAGATCAAAGTCTGCTCGTACTCGGATTGATTCGGGATCTACAATCTGTGATTCATGTGGTGATGCCACTCAGTATTTCGTTGCGATCATGGCTTCAATGAAACCTGCGCGTTACCATATGATATGTTTAAACTGCTATGAGGATGGTTCATGGGAAACAAGAATAAGCAGAAGGGAAGCTATCACGAACGGTGGTTCGTCAAGTGGCTCGAAGACCAAGGGATCGAAGCAAAGAAAGTCCCACTCTCAGGATCCCTTGGAGGAGAATACTCAGGAGACATCCACCTCCCCTCACTGGTCGGACGAAATGTGGTAGTTGAAGTAAAGTATCGCACAACATCTAGTTTCCCCAATGCTTTCAAGGTCTTAGAAGGTAGAGACATGGCCTTGTTCAAAAGAAAAACTGGTCAGGATAAAGTCTGTGTGATATTATCGGAGGCACTATTCAAAGAGATGATCGAGCAAATGAAATAAAAAAGCCCCGCCAAGGGAGAGTAGGCGGGGCAGTAAGTGAGGCAATATATAACAAGGAGTACATGGGCCGTGCTATATGCTGAGATACTACTACGAGAGGTAGTACAATGGCAAGTACCAAACAGTCATGCAAAGTTGATTATGCTACTCATAGCGGATCATACGGACTCATACGGTATAGCTTATCCAACCATCCAAAGACTGTGTGAATTGTCTGGACTCAGTAAGAGTTCAGTCATTCGTGCTGTGAATTACTGTGTCAAACACGGTTACTTAACCAAGGTCGCAGGTCGCACTGGTGTTTCTACGATCTATCAATTCAACTGTCTAAAAGAGGAGGGTGTCAGTGTGACACACCAAGATAATAATAATGTAACTAAGTTAAATATATCTAATACTACTTGGGGTGTCAGTGAGACACCTACCTTCGATGAGTTCTGGCAGATTTACCCACGCAAGATTGCTAAAGGCCATGCTCGTTTGGCATTTGCTAGAGCATTGAAGAAAGCTGATGCAGTTACAATCATTCAGGCTGCTTCTAAGTTTGCTCAATCTGTTGAGTACAAAGAGAAGCAATACATTCCCCACCCGACAACATGGCTGAATGGTGAGCGTTGGGATGATGACATCGATGATGTGTCTGGTCGCTCGAACACTGACCGACTAAATGACATCATAGATTTTGACAAGTATCTATTGGAGGCAAAGAAATGAATTACGAGGATCGCACTCGCAAGGTTGGGAGTTGGCTGCAAGATGTATTGCGTAGATATACCCCGCCCACTGGCCTTGATAATGAGACACTGAAGAAAGAGATGGTGCTAATTGTTCAGGATGTGAACAAGAACATTCCATCCCAGTATGAGGATGCTGACTTTGCTATGGTACTCGACAAGATCGACGGACATGTGCGCGCCTTACATGGAGCGCGCACTTGGCCGACGATTAAGATCTTTATTCAGTCAACTAAAGATGCAGTGAAGGAACACAACAAAGCAGTAGATGTACCTCAAGTAACTGCACCAACATACAGCATGGATCGAAGCGACACGATTATGGTCAAGCGAATCAAGAACGGAGATCCAATACCAGATTACATCTTGAATCCTGAATCAGTAACACGCGCTCGACTAATTGATGGCGGTCACATTACAGACCACGACTTGCAAAAATATATTGCACCCGCTGCACGAATGCAGTAAACATAATGTAGATAACTAGTGAGGTAAACATGGAAGACCCTATCTGTATGCACTATGTGCTTCAGCGAATTGAAGCAATACAGCATGAAAAAAACAAGAAAGAATTAGAACAGGCGCTTGAGCTTTTTCGGCGTGAAATGATTTATAATCTTGGAGTTAATGCAAGGATGCGTCATGGATCGTAAAGGATTTATAGGCGGCAGCGATGCCGTAAAGATAATGAATGGTGATTGGCTAGAGCTTTGGCAGATTAAGACTGGTGTTAAAGAACCAGATGATCTTAGCTCCAATCTCGCAGTACAACTTGGCTCTTACACAGAAGACTTTAACCTGTCTTGGTTTGAGAAAAAAAACAATTGTGTACTAAACAATCATCAGTCTGAGTTTGAAATATCATCAGGTCGAGAGCTACCATTGCGCGGCACTGTTGATGCAATGTGGAACGGTCAGATCGTTGAGGCCAAGCATACTAATTCATTCTTTAACATGGATAAGATGCTTGAGATATACATGCCGCAGCTACAGTTCTACATGTATCTATCTGATGCAGACGCAGCGCATTTGTCTGTGATCTTTGGCAACAGCAAGTATGAATGCTGCAAAGTAAACAGAGATCCATCTTACATCTCAGCCATGATGGTTATGATTAATCATTTTTCTAAATGCGTAGTAGATAACATGGAGCCTGTTGGTATGGACATTCCTGATGCGCCATCGATCAATAAGATTCCTGTCGATGACATGGTGAAACGTGACGGATCCACTGACAATATGTTTATGGATCGTGTGGTTACATACATCAATGGCTACGAACACAGTCGTGTATTTGAAAATGCCAAGAAAGATCTCAAAGATATGATGGCTGATAATGAGCGTGAAATATTTTGCGATCAGCTATCAGTCAGACGTGACAAGCGTGGATCTGTACGGATCTACATTCGCAATCAGAAGGAGGCAAAGTAATGTCAAACATGAAGGTATGGGACAGCGTATCTAAGTCGGACGGTAAGTTCCTAAAGAAAGTAAACGTAGGTCGTGGCTTCACAGCAATCGATGCGCACTCTCAGATAATGAAAGCAACCGAAGTATTCGGGCCTGTGGGTGAGGGTTGGGGGTATCATGTATCTCACAGCGTTGAACTGCTTACACCTAACGACAGCGTAATTATAGCGAGTGTCAGCGTATGGCATGGCGAGCCATCTAATGTGTTCGGGCCGGTGCTTGGTTGCAAAACGCTAATGCGCAACGGAAAGACAGATGAAGATGCACCTAAGAAAGCAATGACAGATGGTCTAACTAAGGCGCTGTCACATCTTGGATTCAATGCAGATGTATTCCTCGGTGAATTTGACGGTAACAAATACACTGATGATAAGAGCAGTGGCAGCAGCCACAAAGAATGGTAATCAACAAAGGAGCCAGAAGCATGGCAGATTATGACAACACAAACTCAGGCGCAGCTTTCAAACCATTTGATAGTCAACGTATGATTCTTCAGGGCAAAGTAAATCTTGAAGGCAATGAACGCAAAGTCGTTATGGTTGCAGATCAAACGCGCGGTGGTGACAAGATCATCGAAGTCTATCAAAAAGTTGGTGTGTTGTTTGACAACGATAAGAAAGGCAATGAGTCAGCACCAGATTACTCAGGCCCAATCGAAGACTACGCAACTAACAAAGACATGCGCATTGCAGCTTGGAAACGTCAGAAAGATGGCGGCAACTACATGAGTATGCAGATTACAGAGAAACAACAAGGAGGATCTAACAATAAATTGGATGATAAGATCCCGTTCTAATGGAAACATGGGATGAAATGAAAGCGCGTCATATGCGCGAACGTGTTGAGCTAGTGGAGTCACTGGCTCAATCACGATACACACAAACACAGGCATCAAAGATTCTCGGTATGAAATTAAGCGCACTTAATAATTTCATTAGGCGCAATGAAGTTTACTGGCCTGTTATTGAGCAGGGAAAAAAGAGTGACAAAGAACCAAAGGTTGCAGTATCTTAAACGAATTGTTCGGTTATGTGCTGCGCACAAAGCAAACCCAAACCAAACAAAAAATGAGGTCGATGAAATACGAGCGCTTGCTCAACACATCATCGATGCAGAAGAAAAAGATATAGAGATAGAAGGAACGCCAGTATGAGCATAGCTACAGCATGGATTGAATTAGCCGCCCAAGAACGTGCTAGGCATAATAAAACATGGGGTCGAATCCCAGAAAAAAGAAAAGATGAAAAGTATATTCCAAAGAAAAGAAAAGGTACTCGGGATCCTAAAAGACTAGAGTTGATTAGAGAGATGATTCGAGAAGGCTTTCGCACAGTAGACATAGCTCAAGAATTAGGAGTCAGTGAATCAAGTATTAGATACTGGCGCAAACATTATAATCTAACGTGATTCGTGTGGGCAGTGCTATGTGAATGGTCGGGATATAGCTGCTGGCTTGGACGCCACTGCCCACTGCGACAATCTATCAAAACAAGAGGCAAAGACAATGGCAACTTACTACATTTTTAGTATTGTTTACATGCTAAATGGCTACGAAATGACTAGCCATATTTTAACTAACAGTGCAGATAAATGTTACCAGTTAGTTCGGGCAGCAGAAGAAATATCTAACGTGCTACCCGCTGATTTGTATTGCAAAGATACTGGTAGAATCTCAGCGTCAATACGACCTAAACTTAGACCATCAACTCAAAGTGAGGCGCATCAATAAACGGACGACGACCTTGG